ACCCAGAAGTTAACACTCGCCTAAGCTGTTCTAATGGGGCTGACGGCGCCAATCCAGTCAGATCTGCATACTTTGGTTTGCAAACAACCAAGACCCGTGCAAGCACCGTGTTTGATCCGGGTTATGTTGATTATCTCCGTCCTGTTGGTGCTGATACAGTTGCGGATGCAGCTTGGGTTGACTCTTTTGGTGAGTCTGGGTACCCTGCAAACCTTGTTCCTCAGTTTAAGTTTACTCTTGACGAGGTGTTTGTCACAACTGGATCCAACTACAACTTAACAAACCCAACTCTTCATATTGAAGACGCCGCGTTCATCCCCGGATGTTTTGTTGACGGAACATCCCTGACTGCTCACAGTGTTGCTGGAGGTAACGTAAACTACGAGAACATCCTTGACGCCAAGATTAATCGCTTCACATCTCCACTGTTCGGTGGATATGACGGAACAAATATTAAAGAGCGTGAGCCATTTGGAAACCATCTGTTGAGCAGCAAGACAGAACAAAACTCTTATGAGTTCTATACTCTCCGACGCGCTATTCGCACGATTGCAGATCCCGAAACTATTTCCATGAACTTGGCTTCGGTTCCGGGCCTCACTAATGAAGAACTTACTAAGTATCTTATTGACACCTGCGAAGCACGCGGTGATGCACTGGCTGTTATTGATGTCAAGGGAGGATTCATCCCTAGAGCCGAGAATAAGGACCCATCAGAGTCTCGTAAGGGTGAGGTTGCAACTGTCATTTCGCAAATGAAAGCTAGAAACCTTAATTCTTCATACGGTGCAGCTTACTATCCATTCGTCAAGGTTAGAGACGACCAGACTGGCACTATCATTACGATGCCTCCTTCTGTTGTCGCACTTGGCGTTCTCGCTAACACAGAGCGTGCAGCCGATGTTTGGTTCGCTCCTGCTGGATTTAGCCGAGGTGGCTTGTCTGTTGGAGCCGGAGGCCTGACTGTTACTGGCGTCGAAACCAAACTGACTTCGCGTAACCGAGACGATCTGTACGAGGTTAACATTAACCCGATTGCAAGCTTCCCGTCTGAAGGCATCGTTGTCTTCGGACAAAAGACGCTGCAAGCTACACCATCTGCACTTGATCGTATCAATGTCCGTCGCCTGCTGATCTTCCTCAAGAAAGGGATTTCAAGAATTGCAAGCTCTACCTTGTTCCAGCCTAATGTTCAGGCTACTTGGAACAGCTTCAAGTCTAGAGCAGACGAGTTCTTGGGTGATGTTCAGGTCCGATTTGGTTTGGATGAGTTTAGAGTCATTCTTGACGAAACCACCACTACACCTGATTTGGTTGATCGTAACATCTTGTATGCCAAGATCTTTGTCAAACCCACTAGAGCTATTGAATTCATTGCTATTGACTTCATCATTACACGGTCTGGCGCTTCTTTCGACGACTAAAAAACATTTGAGTACTATTTAAAATAGATAGGGAGACATTACAACATGGCAAATAACTTCTGGACTAACGCTCCGACTAAAGATCCAAAAAGAGGCTTTCGCTTCCGGGTTCAAATCCCCGGAATTGACCCAAATTATCTTTGGTATGCAAAGACTGCCACAAAACCACAAATTACTTTTGGTGAGGCATCGCACTCTTACTTGAACCATACCTACTATTGGCCCGGACGAGCAGAGTGGAATGAAGTTGATGTCACCCTTGTTGATCCTATTGAGCCCGCACTTGCTGGTAATATGGCCGCTCTTGTAGAGGCCGCAGGGTATCAAATCCCAAGAAACTCTAATGATTTTAGTACTATGTCGAAAGCTAGCTCTATTGAGCCACTGGGCAAAATTATTATTGAACAAATTGATGAAGAAGGTAATAGTATTGAGACTTGGACCCTTAACAACGCTTGGGTTAAAGAGCTAACTTGGGGTGAGTTGAGTTATGAAAGTGATGATTTGATCGAGTGTACTATTAAACTTCGTTACGATTGGGCAGCACTTACAGCCCTTTCTGATAATGGCCTCGCGGCCACTGGGGGTCCATACTTCGCCGGCCCCACTTCTTAATGCTATAGGGGGCGCGTATGCCTAAAGCTCTTCCAGATATAAATAGCCAATTTTGGACCACATCCCCATCCGTTGATCCGAAAGCGCAATGGAGGTGGCGTGTACAGATACCTAGTTTTAATGAGGTGGATGACAACAACGGCGCCCCAAGATTTGATTCAAGCTTAGATCCTTATGTTTTTTATGCTAAATCAATAGACAAGCCCGGTTATACTGTATTAAACCTTAACGACGACGCCTATATTTCAGCAAATGTCAAGGCCGAAGTTTTGGCTATTTCTTCTCCATCATTTAAACCAGTAACAATGACGCTTATAGATCCAGTTTATCCAAATGCTACAAGGATTTTACTTAGGTACTTAAGAAACTCGGGATTTCAAGAAACAGCATTTGCTAAAAAAGCCGCGCTCAACCCCGGTGGCGAGAATGCATCGTATCTCGGGACACAACCAAGAATTTTCATAGAACAACTAGATTCGCTCGGCAGAACATTGGAGACTTGGATTTTACACGATGCATATCCCGCAGAAGTAGATTTTGGAAGACTTGATTATTCAAGTGATGATTTAGTCGAGATAACAGTTACTTGGGGTTACAGAACTTTTAGTTGTGTATTTCCTGATATAGGTGGAGAAAAGGGACAAGAGTATCTTAAAGATCTTAGAGTGCAAGACCATTTATCCCGCGCAACTTCTGGACGCATCGGTGAGCCTACAGGTGCTGTAACAGAAAAGGATATAATAGAAACATCCAACAGAGCCACCCCCGGCGATGAAGCTCTTGGTGGTGGCAATAACGATCCTAGTGGTGTTTTATAAATAATTAATTTAATAAGAGGTAATAATGAGAGATAATAGTAAACGGTTTTCAGCAGGAGCAGATCCAGCCCCTGTCGTAGCCGATGAAGCAAAGCCATCCTTGGACTTTGCTACACCAACAGAGTTGGTGGACTTGCCATCAAAAGGTAGGTTCTATCCAGAAGGGCACCCCCTTCATAATCAAGAAACAATTGAAATCAAGTATATGACAGCCAGAGATGAGGATATCCTAACATCCCCATCACTTTTAAAAAAAGGTGTTGCGATTGACTATTTCCTCCGGAATGTGATTCGTAACCAAAGAATTAATGTTGATTCACTTCTTTCTGGCGACAAAAACGCTATTCTTGTGGCCTCCAGAATTAACGGCTTTGGTCCCGATTATACAACCAAGGTTGCTTGCCCTGCTTGTGCATCAGTGGCTGAGAACACTTTTGATTTATCAGAGGTGGATATCTACTATGGTGATGATTTAGGGGACCATAATATTGTTCCTACCGATAATGGAACATATATAATCAAGTTGCCAAGAACTGAACTGGAAGTTGAGGTTCGTTTGTTGACTAGCAAAGATGAAAACGAACTTGCGGCTAAAAATAGAAACAGCAAGAAGCGTGCTAATAAAGTTGAGACTATGTTGACAGACCAGTTAAAAAAGGTTATTGTTTCTGTTAATGGTGTAGATGACATGCAAACCTTACATAAGGTGGTTGATAATTTGCCAGCCTTTGATTCTCGATATCTGCGTGCTGCCTATCTTAAGGTGGTTCCAAGTTTGGATATGACACAGGAATTCTCCTGTTCATCGTGTGGATATGAGAAGGAGGTGGATATACCTTTAACGGTTGACTTTTTTTGGTCTAAGCAATGAGTACATTGCCGGGGTCTATGAGGAGTTCTTTCTTCTAAAGTATCACGGCAATTGGTCATTTATGGAGGCATATAGCCTACCAATAACGATCAGAAGATGGTTCCTTCAGCGCCTTGTTAAACAAGTTGAGAAAGAAAACGAACAAGCTGAAGAAGCAAAGAAAAAGTCAAAGGCTGGTAGGCGTTAAACCCTCCGGTCTTTTTGCTTTGAGAAACTATTTATATTGAGGAGAACTGTATAATGCTGGATATAAACGGAGATCTCTCAGAGGCAATTGATAACTTGGTGAATGAGCAAGAGCAAGGAACGATGAAATCCCCTGCTACTGGTGCTCGCTTCGTTGGAGGCATTCGAGGACGCACACCAACAGCAGTCGGCCAACAACGCGCCGCCTTGGCCGCAAACCTAAAAGATGTTTTTGAAGACGATATTGCTGAAGAAATATTTGGCCTTATCAGGCTCTCTGTCATTGGAACTCAGATAAGTGGAGATGTGGGCCGTCGTTTGTCTCCCGCTTTCTATGGTACTATGTTCCAAGAATTGTTGTCAACAGTAGACCTAGACTTACAAACCGGCGAGATAGAAACAAAGCAACCAGAAGCGTTGCAAAACTATCTTAAAGACAAGACTGAAGATGTTCTCAAGATAATTAAGACCGGCAAAGTTTACAAGAAAGCAGCTAAAGCTGTGACACCGAGCACCCGCCCCAGATCCGTAGACGATTTGGAAGATGAGAATAGAATTCGCGACCGACTGGGCCTCCCCCCAATACAAACCAAAGACATATTTTCTTACCTTTCAGCAAAAGGCAAAGATATAGCCCAAAAAGTGGACCAGTATATACTTGAAGAAGGCCTTCTTCCAAGTGAACTAAGAAGAAAAGACAAAGTTGCTTATGATATAGTTTCAGCCTATTTAAGAAAGAATTTAGATAAAGTCAACAAAGGTGTTCAAAAAGTTATGGACCAATTTGTTGAAGAATACAATAAAAGGGTTGAGGGATTGTTTGACGAACTTGAGGCAATCACGGCGCCTGCCGAAGAGGCAGGAATCACCGAGGGTAAGTTAGTTCAAACTATTGTTGACTTTGATGAACTAAGATCTCAAAAAGTAAATGAAATCTTTTTGAAGCAACTTGGTGGTGTCATTGAACTTATTTTGGGTGCTATGTTTGATAATCGCCCACTCCCTATAGCCTTTAGAGGAAGAGACAAAGATATAGCAAGATTTGCAGATGCAATTGGTGGAGAGAAAAGATACATCGAAGCAGCTAGACAATATGGTTTAGACCACCCAACAACTTATAAGAACAAAGCCAAGCTCAATAACGCCATAAGAAAATTTGAAAAAGACACAGGCATTAAGTGGCCATTTAAATAGGAGGTTACTGAATGTCTACAGAGGAAAACAAGAAAAATCTAGATTTACTAAAAGAGTTGGCAGATCAGCTTGAAAAGAATAAGCGAT